TTAAAATGAAAAAAATCCTGTGATAAATCTAAGATAAATCTTCTTCCTTTACAAATATACCGTCTATTAATTTTCCTCTACGGTGCTTTATTTCGCTGTACGCAAAATCTATGCAGTCATCGATATCTACATCCAATTGCTCTGCAAGGCAAATAAGAACTACCACAGAATCACCGATGCCGTCCATCGCTCGCTCTGTGTCGCTTCTAAGTACGGCGTGCGCTATTTCTCCTGCTTCTTCCAGCAGCTTACCCAGTTGAGCCTTCGGGTCTGCGGTGTGTAGGTTCCGATCTCTCACCCACTGCCTGATCTTCTCAATCGTCCTGGATTGTGATTGGAATATATATACTTCGGGCTTGTAATGGTCTTTAATCGCTTTAAACTCCTGTATGGCAAGATCTGCATTCACGTTAGGCGTTACCTCATATCGTTGCCCTGCTATCGTGAACCGTACGGGGCTGTTAAGCTTCTTAGCGGTGTTGATAGCAGTACGTATGACATCCTGCGCTGTCTTTTCAATCGTTGGTGTGTATTCAATTATCATAGTTCATATATTTTAAAATGGTAGGTCTCCATCCAGTGGTGGGAGGTTGTCTATGAAATCTTGATCTTTCTTACGCATGCCGCTTTCTTGAGGATTGTGTTGTGCGTTAGATGGTGATTCTTTGTCTTTATTCGCAACCAGCCGGGTGATCGAGCCGCCAAAACCCACTTTCACTTCTGATATGTATTTCGTTTCTCCGTTCTGATCCTGATAGCTTCGGTTATCCTGCTCACCCTCTACTACTATAAGATCGCCCTTCCGAAGGTTACGCTCTACATAATCACCCGTAACGCCTGCGACGATTACACGGTGCCACGTGGTGTATTCTTTCCATTCTCCGGAGGCTTTGTCTTTCCAGCTCTTTGAGGTTGCTATGCTGAAGTTCACGACACTTGAGCCGTTTTGAAATGTTTTTCTGTCGGGGTCGGTGCCTAATCGCCCGACCAAAATGATTTTGTTATACATAATTACTTAATTGATGTTATTTCACCTTCACGAGTGATGGTGAATGATTTAATGTCATATTTCTCTGTTAGGTGCACGGGAAGAGGTATTTCAACAAAGTCAGATCCAGACGCCACAAATATATTGTACGCTAGATCGAAGATATTTAAAGCGTCCACGTCCTGATTTATTAGCCATCGTAAACGCTCTGAAATATCTACCCCGGACATACCGATCACCGCCATGAAATCAGGCGTAAATTTCCAGATCTTTTTTCGCTCTACCTCCGTATCGGAAAGTAGTTTTTCGTAAGATCTACCGAACTGATTTGGCACCGTTGGAGACTTACCTTTCATTCTCGTTGATGCATCTGTAAATGCCATATTGTCATGTTTTTTAAAAGTGAGCGAGCGCCGATTTGCGTGTAAGATGTGAAGCGCCCGCTCTATATAATAAGTAAGGAATAAGAAAACCACGTCCGCAAATCTTTCCAAATATAACCAATTTATCCATCTGGAAGAATCTTTTGAACCCTTTTTTTGAAACTTTTTTTGCTTATCATATATCTTTTATCTCTAATGCGTATAACTTTTTTTTAACGATCAATTTCGAAGGTTGTGTTTTCCAAACTATGTAACAGAGTGCTTTCATTATCAACGATTTACATATTTTTCGAAGGTTTCGAAGGTAAAAAAGTAAACCTATTATACCATAAAATGCTGTTTTCCCTGTTTTACCCCTAAAAACCTCCTTTTTCACCCAAATATCTCTCTATAGGTTTGATTTTTGGCTTTAGAACCTTCGAAATTTTACTAACTCATTGATTATCAGCGTTTAGTTGCGAAGGATGTATAAAAATAGTTATATCTTAATTTTTGTTAATGCCCTTGACAATCAAACGATTGTCTTACATCTTCCCTCTTTTTCGAAACCTTCGAAATCTTCATATATCCTTCGAATTTGTTATATGTCCAATTTTTGTTATATTCGAAAAAAGGGGAGAACCTTCGATTTCGAAGGTTCTCAAAAATCATATCCTTCGAAATCATCATATGTTTTTACGTCACCTTTTAACACTACCTTTACAGTGATTTTTCGTGATACTGGGTGCTGACCTCTCTCATATTCCACATCGAAATACTCGCAATACTTCGCGAAAGATCGAGCGATCTGATTACCGGTATCGTTCCGGTTAGGGTACTCATTCCGGAGCCTGTTTTTTATCATCTCATAATCCATCGGCTCATCCCACTGAAAAGATGTCAGTTCCTGATAAAAGTTGAAAAGCTCCATCCCATACCGGTCGATAAAGGTCTTCATCTTTATATTTTCTGACTGTGGATAGTCGACAACACCATCCTTCAGATACTGTGAAATACACTCAAAAATAAAGTTATAAAACAGCACCCACTGATCATCATCCCATTCATCGAAAAGACGGTGCCCGAACTCATCGATCGGCTGATGTTCGGCGTTAAAATACTGCCCCACGAGAAGCACCTTCCGACGTCTTTCACCGTGACGCCCTTGAGCTAAGTCTCCGTAATTGGTCGTGAAAATGAACTTAGGCAGCATCTCGAAAGGAATCGTCATCGCATCCCTGAACTTGCGCTCAACAGTACCACCATCCGTGATAACGTTATACATCGACTCGAAATCAAAGCGCCGATCAACGTCGTCAACCATATATATATCGGTGCCCGGTGTCCACTTCTGAAAAGCGAACTGAGACGTTGGATCAAAAGATTTTCCCGTCTCGTAGATCGCCTTTCGTACGTGCGTAAGCGACTGTAGGAAAATACCCTTACCCGTACCTCCTCCCTCTGACGACTCCATGATATCCTCAGCCACGATGACCGCCCACGCTCTCGTACGGTCGTTACAGGCGTGTGACATATATCCGATGGTGGTAATGAACGCCATCAGCTTATCGAGGCTGTGAAGCTCTGACAAGGGCAGGTGATCGGTGTCTGGCTCTATGCTACATAGGCGCTTGATGAATCGAAAGTATTCGCATGAATTTAGACGCTCGGTGTTATTAAGGTTTATCAATGAAATATCGCGCTTAATGATCGCACTTTCCCAGATGTATTTGTCTTCAGGTAGTTCAGAGTAGGATACGATCTCAGGCTTAGTGGCTGTGATCTTAACCGCATAGTTCTGGAAGAAAACATATGAGGTGTAGAAATCATCCTTCAGGATCTGGATGTCAACGCCCTCTGTTACCTCCTGCAGCCATTCGAACATGCCCTTATTAAAGAAATTGGACGTCATTTTCATGAGTCGATTCATCACCGCATGGCGTACGTATATAGGAAAAACAAGATCTTCAGAATTTACGAACTCCAGAAGATAGTTTTTCACATATTCGATATTCACCTCCTTGATGATGCGCTTATCCTCATCCAGATGCACAAGTACTGAGTTTTGGTCATTCTCGAAATGCTTGAATTTTCGAAACCCGTGATTCTCCAGAAAGAACTTCATTTCAACCTCAGCGATCTGAACTTTATTATCTTTCTCCGTCCAAAAAAGTTGTTCATTTTGAATTCTATTTTGCGCTATTTCTATGATCCGATCTGCCTGTTTTTCAGAGTCTTCACTCATGTGTAGGTCTGCTTTCACAAGGCTCATAGGGTCGCCCTTCCGGATTTTTTCTACAGTTGACTGGATGTGCTTTTCGTAGCTCTCTCCGATACGCTGACCGTATCCGTTGGATATCAACCACTGATAACACTCCTTACCATCACCGTTGAAATCAACCTCTATCATCAGCATTGACGGCGTATAAGCCTTACCCCCCTCGATATTCCCGTTATTAGAGAAAGGATAGAACATATACACCCCATTGCGATAAATCAGATTAGCTCCTTGCTTATTGGTAGATCCTTCACGCTTATAGAATCGCTTTTCTCCTCTTTCGTATGAGAAAGAAAAGCCCGCATCACCGATCAATCTTTCAAGATCGAATTCGGTCACACGGGCGTTATAATCGTCAAACGGTGAAGTAATGTAGGCTACACCACGAGGAATGAAAAAGCTATTTGACTTTTCTTTTTTTTTTCTGTCTTTTCTTCGTGAAACATCCTGCATATGGAATGAAGAATATCTCTTTCTTCAGGCATAAGCACGTATGCGAACTTATCCAAAGACCCCTGAACTAATCTATACCCCGGGCTAGGATAGGTGAGCGCATACCCTCCATCACCTCGAGTCTCAATCACATCTACAGATCTTTCACGTCCATTGCTAACATTAACCTCATTAGCTAACACCTTGCTGCCTTCGATCTGAAAGCATGAGTAGTATATATGATACCCTCCTGATACCGTCTGCACGATAGTTGCATTTTTAGCAAAATCAGGCAGCGCCTCCTCTATATTCGTCAACAAATCACGCCAAAGATTATCGGGGTCTCTCGAATTCTTCAGATCAACATCTAAGATCTCAAGACCTCCAGAAATATGACCACCCATCACGGCAAAAGACTTGTGCGGCTTTTGGAATAAATTATTTATTACCTCGGTGTCATAATTTTCTGAATTATATGATCTCCACATTACCCCCGATGGCGGTGCTTTCGATTCTGTTGATGATATTGGAAGCGATGCGATAGATTGTTTAAAAAGTGTCTTTGCTACGGGTAGAAACTTACTCTTCATTTGCCAAGAATTTAATATAGTGAATCGCTCTATCTATCGCAATGCCGATATCTTTCGGGTAAGACATTTCAATATCGTCGCCTCTTCTCCATTTCTGGAACTCCTCTAATTGACGTATGCATCGCTTAATTCTATCCTTATCAACCGTTGAAAGATCATAAAAAGAATTTGCTTCGATATGGTTTTTTAGATCATCCTTAATATTTATACGTGATGTCTCTCCCGTATTTTCGTTGAAAACCTCCACATCAATAAGCCCATCTTTCTCATGAGTTGAAAGATACAGTTCATGCCCTTCGATGTCAATGCATCCGATCATTTTGATCAATTTCTCGTTTTTTGTCATAATTATTTGTTTTTATTATTCGATAAATCGTCCCACGCAACTAAAAGGACGGCTAAAATAGTAAAAGTGAAGATAAAAAAGTCAAGCATCAGTGATAACTTTCATTTTCAAGCTCATGAATCATGTTATTCATCTCCTCAATTGATGAAATAGTGTATACCATAAAACCCATGTTTTTAAGCTTTTGCAGCCAATATAATTGAAGCGGTCTCGGCTTTTGACCTTCACGCTTCACTTCGATGAACAACGTAACACCTCCTTCTTTGTAACAGTGCAAGTCAGGCATACCGTTAAAACTATTGGTCACAGGTTTATTCACTAACCACCCCCTTGTCTTCAGCTCTCTATTTATTCGATTTTGTAGTTGCGATTCTGTCATTTTTCAGGTGATTTTGTCGTGCCTAATAAATGTTCATTTCCTTCGTAGGGGATGCATTGACTCCATAAACTCGTCAAGCATTTATAAGGAAAGTCCCCTCCTTCATAAGAATCAAAAAGATTTATTCTCCATGGGGTATAATCCTTATTTCTTACAAGTACTTTTTGAAAAGGCTTGAACTCTGGTTCTTCCAGTTTTTCAGCCCAAACGCCCATATAGAAAAGATAGCCGTTTTTGTTGACAATAATCCAACCTGCAGCTGCGTCTTTGATTGCGGGAATGTATGCATTTTCATTCAAAAACGAACCACTAACCGGATGAATATCTTCTTTAATCTTCACGTCCTGCCAATTCTCACCATACCTCCGAATGGTTTCTTTTTCTAAGGCAGACCTTACTTCTTCGTCGGTGGCTTCTCTCCATATTCCTGGGGTGATGCATGGAATTTTGTCACTCCAGTCACCGAAATAAAATCCATAATTGCCATAATTGCCAACTCGATTAATTACCATAGCGTTTCCCGTTTTTGCCATGTAACTCTTCCCCACTTCCAACTCAACCGCCCTTTCGTGGCTCAACCCGCCAGTTACTAGATCGTATTCACAAAAAGATAGATGTTTTTCTTTGCATGGGATGGTGACGCTTCCTCTATCTTCAAAAACGACATCGCACACGCCCTTTTCTGGGTCACCAGTAACAGAACCCCATCCGAAAATGAAATGAAACACCCTATCACCTTTTTTAAAAACTTCTGTTAACATTTTTGTCTTGTTTTTTATGATTAAAAATTATTCCTGTAATAAAAACTTGTAAAATTCTTCTTTTTCTTCACAGCGTCGTGCACATATTTTTCAATACCCTGCTTGTAAAACATCCAATAAATCATCGCTGGATCTTTTCGATCTTTGTACTGCAACCGCGCCCTTGCTTGCTCGTAACTCGTTGCGCTGAAATCAATGTTATAGAATACTATCGCATCAGCAGAACGAAGGTTGACACCTTCTCTAACGCTCTGCACTTGCCCCAAAAATACTTCAATGTCTTCTGAATCATTGAATTCTTCAGGGGACTCAGTGTGAGACGTAAAAACACTTTTCAATACCTCTAATTCTGTTCTGTATTTGTAAAAAATCGCGAACTTACCCTGAAATCTTTTTCGTATCTCTTTCGCTTTATGATCGCTTAACACCATCCCCTCACCATCCACCAGCAACGTACACCCTGACACCTGCGAAAGTTTATTTAACGCATCGGCAGCATTTGAGGCTGGTACCGCCAACCCTTCATCAATAATCACCTGATGTTTATCCATCATGTGAAAAAACTGCTGAACATTTTCCGGCATATCGAGCCAAACAATCTTTTCTTCTACCATCGATTGAAATCCCGCTTCTGTTTGCGTGTAAGATATTTCTAAGTGCTGTATCTTCTCATTAATTTCATCCCTTTTAGCACGATCATAAAAGCGCATATTCCTTCCATTGATATAACGCTCATATATGTTCACATACTTGCGCGCCCAGCGGTAAAAGGTAGGATATTCCCGAAATGGTGAGTTGTGCGATATCCACAACTGGTGATATATTTGGCTGAAGCTCTCTGGCGTCGGCGTTCCTGACATCAATATCAACGACTTATCACCTACTATTTTCTTCATCCTTTTCGCACGTAATGAAGGCTTTGGAAAAGCTCCCATTCCATGCGATTCATCACATATTATAAAGTCATATAAGCCATCTGCGAACTTATGTACACTCTCGTAATTAATCACCACAATCTTGAACTCAGGATCTAAAAGATCATAATCATCCTCAATGGACGGTATGGCTTTTTTTCTAGTCACGAATAACACAGAACGCGCCCCGTACTTTTCTGCTGCCGCCAATGCCGTCAACGTCTTCCCAGTGCGCACCTCCATCCATAACGTACATATGCCATACTTCCGAAGCTTCTTAACCGCATCAGTTGATATTTTCTCCTGATAATCTCGTAATTCTATCATGTTATCGCATAAACTTTATTTACCAACTTCTTCAGAAACTCGTGATCCAGCGAATAGAAAACATACTTCCCGTGACGTTCCGAATCGGCAATGCCGTATCTTTTAAGGTCACCTAATATCTTAGATACCTCCGGTTGCGAAAACTTTCTGTCAGACTCTTTCGTCGCTAATTCAGTGATGTCGTTCACCGAAATATAGTGTTCTCTATTTAAGATCTTGATCACAAGGGAGGTTCTTTCACCTCCCAGTAATCTTAAAATTCTTTCAGCTCTTCTTATCTTCAGCTGATCTATTTTATTCAAGTAATTCATAATTTATCAGTTTAATTGTTGGTCATTATTCCTCATACACATTACAACATACGCCCGAAATCGCTTCTTAGCTCTCTTTTGCGCTCTTTTCAATCCCCACGGCAGGATAACCTCCCACCATGGCATATTTGCGATCTCATACATCTCGATGTGTACGAATAAATCATTTAAAAATCTTTCACTTTCTGTTCTTGTATCTATCATTTTTTTATATTTTGTGTTATTTTAAAATATTCTTCCAGTCTTTTTTTTTGCTCATCCAGTATTTTGCGGGCAGAATTTACTCCTTTCTCGATCTCTTCGATCGATTCTTCATCCCTTTCCACGTGGTGAATAACAATGTTCTTACCCTCCGGAAAATCAGGATCGAAAACTATATAATCACACCACTGACGTCCCGACACCCACAAAGCGAACTGCATCTGCAGAAAATGCTCCTTATTCTCTTTCGGATTTTGAAGACACCTGTAAGCGAATTCAGTAGCAGGACATTTCACCTCTATGATTCCATCGAAAGAAACCAAGCCATCCGTTGACGCTCCAAGATCATCACCTTTAGAAATAAATCCAACTTGATCAACCTTGTTACCTGTCAGCTTTTCATACAGCTGAATAGCTATTGGCTCATTTTCTTTCCCGTGCTCCATCTGCCAGAAATTACCGCGCCCTCTTGTTGGACGTCCTGATATCTGCTCCTGCATCACTTGAGCGATATATTTCTGAGCTGTGATAGTCTTTAGGTTCCCGGTTATTAATCGAGCTTTAGACGCGGTAAAACGCCCTGCTCTTATCTGATACCACTCTTCGGTACCTTGCTGAAAGTAGTGATATTTAATCATTTTTTGTTTTGTTTTTAAGTTCTTCAAATTTTTCAGAGAAAAGCCTGCTATAAGCTTTAACATCAACCCCCTCATTCTCTAGCTTCCTGTACAACGGGGCAACTTCGTTTGAGCTAGTTATCTTGTCTAGCTGCTTTTTAATCACCTCCAAGGCATCCGTTTTTTCAAGCTTTTCCTCTTTCACTTCAGCTTTTTCACTCTTTTCAACCTCCTTCGTTTCTTCCACGACATCAGCCTCTTCGATATCATCCTTCTTCGATTGGTTGATCTCTTCCTGTTTTTGCTTAAACAGCTCGATCGCATCGTTAGACATATTGAACTCATCAGCCAACGATCTATACAGCCGATCAAGATCAACACGCGATTTGCATTCTTTCAACTTCTCCGCTACGTCATCCAGGTCAACATCCTCCTTCACTTCTTCAGCCTCATGATATTCAATCGCTTCATTTTCGAAAAGATCCGCAACACCGTTAATTAGATGTGGAAGATGGAAGTTCAATATCATTCTAAGACCATGAAATCTCATCTTGTTCTTTTTCGCGAACTTTGCCGCCTTTGAATTTCGAATTATCTGATCTTGATCAGTGACTTTTTCCCGGATAATCTCACCGTCCTTCTCCACCTGTACGACTACCGATCTTTCATCCTCTTCCATATACGAAATCTTCCAACCTGCGCGCCTAATAATGGAAGGCATCGCTTTCCCGTATATTTCAACTTTCCCGTTTACGATATACAAGGAATTCACCGCCTCCATTTCAGCCATTCCCATTTCTTGACCTGCTTTCATCAGTACAAATAACTGCTCGGGCGTGTAACTTGGAAACGCCTTTGCGGCTGCGAACTGCTTCGCTAGATCGCTAAAGAGCTGAAATTCAGCCCTTTTTACCTCTATCTGTTGTTTTTTAATGCTTAGTTCTGTACTCATTGCTTTTTGTTTTTATAAAGTTCAATAAAATCCTTTCCGATCTCGCTTATCCAGTAAGCGAAAATACCAATAATGGCGGTCTGAGCGACCGCCGAAATTATTATATCCATCCTTCAAAATCTTTTATAGTGCCCAAAAACACTCGTTCTTTCTTTTTTTTGTGGAGTATGCGTATAGTTGCATTTTCTGCATTATCCACCATCTTGAGTATTTCTTCCCAATCAGAAAATAAAGTATATTCTGAGAAGAACGAATTGTATTTCAACTCAATAATGGCATGGTATGTTTTTCCAGAGGCTGAAAAACTGAACCCCTCACTACTTACATAACTAACTGAGTACAAAAGTCTTTTAACATCCTTCTTACACTCCTCTACATCTACATATGCAGGAACCTTAAAGAATACGACTTCTATCGTGTTATCTTTTTCTCCATTTTTGTAGACATCCACCAACATTGCGTTGATGTTATACCTTAGGGTATGATGTCTGTGAAAATTCAGGGTGAAGGGGGTGGAATCATCGTTCCATAACTCACGATCTGCTTTATTGAGTCTCTCGCAATCGAATACCAGGAGGTACTCAAGATCGCAATCGGGGGTGAAATATTTCACTTCAGCGCCCCAGTTGAAGAATTTGACATCCATATCGTCGATGTCAACATAAATGATTTCTCTCATCTTTTTGTTTTTTTGCTTATCGGAACATCCCGACAAATGCAAATATAACAAGAATGAGATATATAACAAATAATTGCAAATGTTTTTTGCAAAAAAAAATGCACCCAGCTTTCACCGAGTGCATCTGATCAAAAAATTAAGACAAAAAATGATCTATGACAAAAAATACAAATCTTTCTCTTTATTTCTTCTCTTCACCAACCCTCCCAACACCTTGCCGCCGCCCTTATTCCACCGTGAGAACTCATTCGCTATACGCTCATCATTAATATCTTCCTTCATTATCCTGAACATCGTTGATTTTCTAAACGCTTCAAAGCCAACGTTATACACAAAACTAACGAGCGCATCCAGTTGGTTCTGATTCAGTGATGGGAACTCCTCGAATATCTTATATGCATCTTCTGAAGCGTGTAATTTCAAATACATCGTTGCTTCTTCTCTACTTATCGGTCGATCTTTCATCGATACACTATCACCATTCGGGTATACTGTCGTACCATACCCAATTGTCGCAACGCCAGCAGCATCAATATAAGGCTTTGCCCGAAAGCTCTCCATTTCCTTAATCAACTCAACCGCCTGCATTGACGGGAAATGTAACGCCGGTGATATTTTCTCATTCATTTTATCCTCTTTTTCTTTCATTTTTTCGTCAAAAGCTACTGACCTTTCTTTCAATTTAAGCGCATCTAGCCGACTTTTAATTATTACCGATCTAGCTGTATAAAAAAGCACAACCAGACCAATAGCGGTCGACGCAACCCCCAATACACTTGAAATACTTTCCATCCAGATAGGCACGTTAATCATGAACCAACTACCGACCACCCCCGTTGAACTCCAAATTATCTCTCTGATCGTCATACTGAAATAAGTTGCTTTTGAAATCGTGAATGGTCGCACATTATACAGTCGCTTACGTCCTTCGGAATATTTGCAACCAAGTAGATCATGCTCTCCTCAATTTTCTTTTTCAGATGACTTATTTTTCCTAGTAAATGTTCTTGCTTCGTTAGTGTAGTGAAGTTAATTCTTCCAGAATTCAGGATCATTTTAGCCATTTCGACAATCGAATAAAACTGAATTGTACGCGCTATTACTCGTGCATAAGGGTCATACCAATAGTCCCATTCCCTGCACATCCAGCCGGTCGAATTGCACGCTATCGACCCCACCGGCATAATACCGTTAATAAACTCCTTACCTCCCTTATCATGCCCCATATCCTCGATGTTATCTACTGAATACCCCCGGGCATACATATAGTCATACAGTGTAGATCTACCACCACACCCGCAATCGAAAACTATGTTACGCGGCTTATTCTCATCAGTATCGAAAACAAAGTAATAATCGATCGCACGACCATTTTTCTCCAACGGCAATACCAACGGCTCATCAAGTGTTATGCACGTCTCTTTTTTAGCGTTAGGCTCGATCTCCCATGAATCTATTTCAGTACTCATGTCATCGCTACTGTATAAAAATACCTCTACCGGGTCATCTGTTTCGAAAAATACACATAGCTGATTTATCTTCCATACGACGCCCTTTTTTCTGACCGGTGAAAACTTGACATAAGCCCACTTTTTCAAATTATTCAGTGCTCTATTATGCGACTTCTTGTAATTGCCGAAAGCACCGGTAAAACCCTGAAAACTCTTCAGATTAGTCGCTTCTATCGCAATTACAAAATCAGTCAAGAAATGACTAACACCTGATTTTCGCGCCTTATCCATAAGATCCCATACGCTACCATCACCGCAATCCTTCATTGCTCCTACCGCCTTCAGAGGTATCCCTACTGCAAGATCATCTATATACAGCCCGGACAGCGACTTATTCCAATCGTTAGGCTTTTCCTCGAAGCAAGAACAATCTCTTTCGGTAATTCCAATAACATCAGAAAAACAAACATCTAATTTCATGACTCTAATTTATGAAAAAAGGGGAGGATTTGCAGCCCTCCCCTCCGTCAAAAAAACATTTATATATGATGAATCATAAAACTATCCTTCAACCGCACCGCCTCCTTCACCTTCTTCGCCTTGCGCGAACAACAAGATACCGGTATCATCTTCCTCACACGTTGCCGGTGCAGTGATAATACCTCCGGTGTGCTTCACCTCAACCGCGGTATCAAGTACTCGTCGATTGTTAGTGTTGTCGGCTGCACACACATCCTGAATCATAACATCGTAAAATACGGGCGTTAATACTCCGTTGTTATTATAGCGCAAGTTAGGTGATGGAACTCTCCATCCGTACAGACCATCTCTAGGGCTGAAAAGCTCCGGAGACTCATTCTGAAAATCAGTCATGTTGAAATATGCGATAGATCCAGCGTCAACTACTGCCGTGGCTGGGAATCCTGCCAATCGATCGAATTCGGGACCAGCGAAAATAATTGGCAACCCTGCATCATCGAAGATACTGGCGTCGCAATCATCGCACCCACCAAATCGAGATCTCCAGAAATCTCTCTGAAAATTACGTCCGGTAATCGCGTAAAGATCAAAAAGATCGTTCGCTTCAGCGTTGTACAAAATATCACCAATCAGATCAGCGCTCCACTTCTCGGGGTCGATTACCATCGCATTATCACCCGAATCCCATGTGCCGGGACCATCCGCTTGCGCTCTATTTTCCTGCGCTTCAGCAATGATGTGTGTTAGCAGAAGCGTCTGCAGGTTCTGATCCATTAACTGCAATGCATCAGCGATCTGCTTCGCTATTAACATCTCTTTCGTGTATCGGTTACTGCACAGCTTACCCAATGCTTTTCGACCTATTGTCTTACACACATTCGGGGTGTACTGCTCTGCAACACTCTCAATCTCAATACCATCGAGCGTACAAGATGTGATGTCACAGTCGTCAACGGTGGTATCGCAATTCTTCAACTGCGTCACCTCAAAACCAATACAATTATTATTATCGTCAAGACCACCCCTGTATAACGGGGTCAAGTTTACTTGTTGATTTTCAAGTATTCTTTGTGCGGCGTCCGTTTTCTTTCGAATGCCTTGCTTGTGCCTTTCACCCAAGAATATTTCTTGCACCTCTGCAACAATATCCCCAAGCTGCGTGGCGGTAAAATCTCCAGCTGCCATTTTATTTCAATTTTAAAATTATCAAAAATGCTGCTGAAGTTGATATGTTATTCCATCGAACGAAGCGTTTTCAATATGTCCCTTTTCGCATCTACGTCTGTCTCGCGGTTAAGCGCTTTTATAGCCTCCTCCCGCGTTGCAAACACATAACCACCCCCTCCAGTACTTCCACCCCCTCTCTTCGGTGATACGCCTGTTACATCTTTGCCATCTCCTGACCTTTTCGCAAAAAAGTTACCCGCTTTTTTCATTGCATAATCATCCAATGTTAAGACATTATGCATTTCATCTTTCAGCGGTCGACCTTCTCTGTCCACAAGCTCAGGTAAATCTTGACCTTCTTTCATACGGAAAGATACCTCATCGTTCCACACGTCAGAAATATAGGCGTTGAAAATAGTGTTAGATATATTTTCCTGCTCTGGGAAAACATACCCTTCTTTCTTCAACTGCGACCTCAAATGATCGCTCAGCTTTGCCCTTATTTGAGAGTTTCGAAGATCAGTTATTTTGGCTTTCAACTGCTCGTTTTCTTCTCCAAGCTTCTGCTTAACCGCCTCGACGGCTGTAGACAGTTTTTCTTGGAAGATTTCCGATTTTTCTAACTCATCGGGGTTGATCTGGTTTTCGTTCGCCGCCTTGTGCAGCTCTTTGATTTGAGACCTTATATCACCCTTTGATGACACCCCAAATTCAGATTCCACCCACTTTTCAACTTCAGTCAATGACTCCCTTTTCCCACGTCCGAAGCCTTCATCTCTGCTCTCAGATATCGCTCCTTTAAGCTTATCCTTGAATGCAGACACGAAGTAATTATTTACTTCTTCTTGTGGCTTAAGTTCACCATCTTCAGACTTTAGGGCTTCTGAAATCTCCCCCGACGCTATTCCGAGTACTTGCGCCAATGACTCCAAAGAAATTTTTATTTCCATATTTTATTTTTTGTCTTTTTCTTCTTTTTTCTCTTTCGCTTTATCTTTTTTTAGTTCTTCTGCTTCTTTCACCGCTTCAGGTTCTTTCACCTCATTTTTCGGTGTGCCTTTTTTGTCTTTCAATTCTTCGACGATGAAGATCGAATTCGTTTTCTTTCTTGCCTTGTCGAAGTCCTCACGCTTTACGATTCCTTCATGACCATTTCTCCGATTTCGATATCTAACATAATTACTCATCACCTTCATTTTCATTACCTAAAATATGATCGCTCAACAGCTTCACCCATTCGGATCTCGTCGGTCGTCCAGTAGTTTCTATTCCTTCGAACGCTGCGAAACCCTCCATCATCTTAATCGTCACCCCTTTCAGGTCACCCTCTTCGAAGCGGTCACGAATTACCGCCGCTTCCTTTTCTCCGAAATCAAACTCTTTTGCTGCCGCTTCGGGCACGTTCATCCCTTTACCTCCCATGGCTTCGATCCATCCACCATTCGGGTACATCTTACCCTGATGTTCTAGTTTTGGAAGATTCTGAACAAGCAACGGGGTGAAGTATTTCATCTTCCCTGTCACTACGTTCTGATACAATTTTCGTCTTTTTCTTGACATATATATTATTTATTTCAATTAACTATCGTTGCCGTTACCATTGCCCCCTGTTGTCGCTTCTGGATCTTCTTCTCTAGGTGGTGGACAATTCGACTCCCATCGAATCTGAATGTTATAAGTCATATAAGCATCATCCCCCCGCTCGAATATCGGGTCAGCCGCAATCACTTGCCCTACCACCGTCCCATATATATACCCCCCTCTTGTTGCCCATGCTACCGCTACACGCATCCCACAGCTCAACTGTCGGATAGCGTCGTAATTTTCCTGCGACGTCTCATCGATGTCGATGTTTAAGGTGTATGTTTTCAACCCGAATTTCGTACGCCCTCCAGATATCGGCCTTTCCTCCGAATCAGGCGCTGGCAGGTCACCAATTACAAGCAACTCCTCAGCCCCGTCATACCATCCAACTACTGCCCCGGTTACCTCCCTAGGTAAGTTGGCAGGCTCTTCCTCTCCAGTAGTTTCATTAGTAGTCAATGTATCCAGCCATACCTTAATTATTTCCGACTTTTCTTCTGGCGCCAACTCTACACAATCAGCGAATTTAAACGCCGGCATGGTGACATTACAATCAGTAGGGCAAGGGCATGTATATAATTGAAGATCCATATTTCAAATATTTTCAGAATTCATCCACAAAATAAGGAGAAAAAGAAAAATTTTTCGATACATCGTGTAACTATCACATGAAGCGCCTTTTAATGTCTGAATATGCTACCTCAAGATCGACTATATCCTGATCTGTGATGATCTTATCATTTCCGTTGTAAAAAGGAAACCGTACACTTATTACCTCATCGGTATGCCCAAGATCGAAGACATGCGCCAACTCGTGACTTGCTACGTCTTTCAGCGATATACCTTTCCCTGAATGTGAATGAATATCTGACCAATTCTCAGCCTGATCGAAAAAAATCGTATGAGTATTACGAGGCACATAAGCCAACACCCCACCCGCACCGTCAAAGCGTTGCGGTATTCTGAAGCGCCGTGTTTTTCCATCGGCACAATCTATCCATTCATAATCAAGATAAGGATGTACAAAAACAATACGTATATGCGCCTCATCGAAATCTTTCGTTGCTCGAAGCTTCAGAAAATTGCCCTTAGGCTCAATCAGATCTAACGCCATCTGCCAATCTTCGATCACTTCAACGAACGAACGCACAACAGCCGCCTTCTGCATTTTCGGAGTGAAGTTGACAATATGCCAATAAATAAAGCCCTCCGAAGAGGGCTCAATTTTCAACCAATTAAGTAGATTATGAATGCTTCTTTTTTCCGATCTAAAAAGTTTTTTAAGCCTTTTCCAGCAATTCACGTAGCTTCTCATTTTGCGCTTCCAAATACTTAATTTCATCTTTCTGCGTGCGGCTTTGCGCTACGTGTGGATCGTCCTCAATCTCTGCGATCTCTTTTCGATACTTATACGCTGCCACGCCTCCAGAACCTAATAACAGTGCGATGCCCCAGAATACCCATTCCACCCATCCCGCATCAGCAGGTACAACGCCCTGATTAATGAGACTTTCGATCGAGGTTTTAGCTAGGGTCAGAATCACTGCCAATGTTGCGAAAACTTTCGGGTTTTTGGTTTGGAAGTTAGCAATAAGGCTTTTAAGCGCTCTTTCAATCATGATTTTATTTATTTTTTGAAACAATCGTTTAAACATGGCTAATATATCTGATTTAATCCAAAGTTACGTTATTTCGTGTAATAGAATCGCTTTTTTCTATAAATATACACTTTCGCTTCTCCAGTCTTCATAGTTTCCATTCCTTCGCCCTCATTCGGTGAAATATAGCTACTATCATCTCGGTCATTCACAACATACACCCTATCTCCATCTACCCACTTGTATTGATATAGCGCCAAATATCCCCCATGCTCCGAAAGAAAAACGGTAATGCATTGAGGTTCTTCGATTATCATTCCGCTGTCCTGCTCATCCTGTAGTAAAATGGTGTCGGTTTGTGCTGATGCTGCAATGCATAGCATCAGCATTATTTTACTCATAAGGATACCACGTAGTGCCATATCTCACATATTTCTTAGCCATTCCTGCAG